TGGTGAATGGCTCGGCTGCGTTGATGGCCCAATAGCCCTCACTCTGAAGGGCAGCAACCTCAGTATTTTGTATCCCCGCCGCTTGTTTGAAGAGGATAATGTTGGGGTCAGGAGAACCTTGCCCGCTGATGTAAGCACGGAAGTTATTAGTCGCGCCCCAATTGAAGATGTTTATCTCTTGTGCTGGGGAAGCAGACTGCTCATTTCTGAAAATAACAGCGAAAGTGCGGTTTCCATCGCTGCCGTTGGTGAACGTCGTCTGCAGACTTTGGTTTGATTCAAAGCGTCCAGCAGTTTGTCCGTTCAACCCAAACGGACTGGTTAGAAATTCAGGTCCTGCTCCCGCTTGAATGGGGTTGTCTGTAGAAAACCCTTTATTGCTGATGCGGCGTATCACTTCGCCTAACGAGCTAATCGGCGTTGTACCGTTGACGTCGGCAAACAGAGTAGCTTGATCTGTAAAGTCAAACCAGTGCTCTAGATTGGCGAGAGCAGGGGGTGCTCCGCCCCCTCCGCTGACTTCTACACCGGACAACGAGCCATCGTCTAACAAACCGAAGCCTTTATTATACTGAGTAGGTGGCGTCGTGCCCTGCGCTGACTGTGCCCCTGCATGAGTAAGACCCCAGCCACCCAGGACTACTTCGGGGCTGTCGGCCGTAAGAATACGAACGCCGTCGTACGTGTGAGGTAGGCCATTTATGAACACGCGGTCTACCAGACCGTCGTCCTCTACAAACAGCAGGAACCCCTCAGGCGTTAAAGCGGAGCCAGCGAGATGCACGGTGTTCGCTGGAAGCGGGTCGCCAATTTCCAAACGTACTCCCGCAATCACGCCGAGATTAGTCGTGGCGATGCCCACATTACCGTGAACAGGGCCGGAAGGACCGACAGCGTTGCTTTGAAGATTAGCTGTGTCAGTACCTTCACCTCCGTCAACGGAAGCCGTACCTTTGACTTCCAACACGTAGGCTCCCGCACCAGTAGGAATAAACGAGGGATTCTGCACAAATTTATTAGGTGTGAAGTATCCTCCTCCACCACTAATTATATCCCACTCCCACGTATCTACAGGATTTGTGCCTGGAGTCGTCACCGTAGCAGTGAGGGCGATGGGCGTGTTGACATTGCCGCTGTATAGACCTCCAGCATCAACCACCGGGTTGATTACTGGCACACTGAATATCATAGTGTCACTGACGGGCGGACCATCACTGGGCGTGGCCGTCAATCTCAGCACCCCGGACTGAGAACCCCCAGGTGTGAAGTCTGTGGTTGGGTCACTGTCATCTAAGAAAGAGCTGCCACCAGGAGGGGTAAAAGCGTCTACCTGAATATCCCAGAGAATCGTGGGGCTGGGGTCACTGCCTGGAGTCACCACGCCTGCGAGGGCGCGGGGCACCAGCTTGAGCGCGTCCAGAATGTTGGCTCCAGCGTCTACAGATGGGGGCACAACTTGACTGTCCAGGCTGGCCGTATCAAAGACGTCGGGGGCATCTTCCGTTACGACAGTCAAGCGCAGAGTGTACGCCCCGGCTGCATCCGGAGTAAATGTAGGGTCTTCTACAGCAGCAGAAGGCAGGAAAATCCCGCCTCCTGGCCCGGAGTCTATTGTCCACGCATACGTGGGTGCGACGTCTGTTCCAGGCGTCACCGTAGCAGCTAGAGCTATGGGCGTGTCAAAATCTCCGCTATACGGGCCTCCGGCATCTACTGTTGGTGCTACAGAGGGGAGCAGGGCGGCAGCGCAGAGTGTCCACTCTGCTTCAAATGTCTGGAGCCACTCCATGTGGGTGCTCACAGCAATCGCTGGTTTCGTACTGCCAGCCACCAGCATAATCGTGGAACCACTACCGTCAGTGACCACGTTAATATACTCAGTCTGTCCTACTGCGGCGGCGGTAGACTCTCCACTACCGTCCTCTGAGCCATAGATATCTACAATCATCTCACCTACATTAGAGGTGATATCAATATTCGGTGTGTCGTCAAAGCCTTCCTGGTTGGTGCCGGAAGCACCTATCTGGTCGTCCTTGGCAACTCCAGTGAAATTAAGAGCCCCGATGCCTATGCCGCGTCCACTGACTAACTGAGCATCCATTGTAACCACGATATTCGCGGTGGTTACAGGGGGATTGTACAGAGCCCAAAGCTCTGTGCGACTGTCGTCTTCTTCTGCTGCGGCAAGTAAGAATGCAGCGTTAACTCCGTCAAACGTAACGGAGTCAACAACTTCAAAATCATCGTTGTTAAAACTTATTCCAACAGTCAGCATCCGGCCTTTGCCAGCCGGAACAGTGTGCGCGAAGGTTACGGAGATTACGCCTTCATCAACGGCTACTGTTGATGTACCAACTACGATGGTCATGCTTTAACCATCTCCAACTTGGTGCCGACTCCAGGAGGAAACTTTAACCCCCCGTCGCCATTATCTATCATAAAGAAGCCTTCAGAAGCAAGCTGCACTCGTAGTTCAGACTGGTTCTGATTGCCTACGCCTTGGGAGAAACCTGGAGCACGAAAGCCACACGCGGCCCTGGTTAGAGCAGGGCCGCGCATGATTAACGCAGTGATGAGGTCGTTGGTGTCGTTGTACTGAATATGCGTCGTAGTCTCAACACCGCCGACTATCACTCTGGAGAGAAATATCTCCTGGAGAGGCATTACGGAATCACCGCCCAGACCGCCTGCCCAGCCTGGATAGTCTGTCCAGTACGGTTGAGGCCGGTGCCTGGAGTCACCACGGCGTCCGGCGCAATCACGCCATTGGCCACGACAAACTCCATCTCGGCAGGCTGAAACTCCACATCCTGGCCCTCGATGGAGGGGCCGCCGACTGCTGCGGCATCCTCACCAATTCTGCGTTGCAGGTTGGTCAGGTCATTGGGAGTGGACCAAGGTTGGGGATACGGACCCCAGTCAGGCGGGTCCCAGATTTGCTTGGAACCAATACCGATCCCCACGCAGGCTCCGCCGCCATTGTCGTCCACGGCGGCATCATTGGTCTGCGAGGGATCCGGGTCGATGAAGGCTCCGGCTCTTGCTGTTGGAAACGTCACGTTCTACCTCCTGTTGCCGAAAAGGTGGGTGGGAGCGAGCTCCCACCCGAAGCAACCCACCACCTGAGTTGTTAGGTCGTGTCGAAGAGGCGACCCTGGAATTCCGAACCGGAGGTGGTGAGGTTTCCGGCCCAGGCCAAGATCTGTACTTCGGCGTCCTGGTTGATGGAGTAGCGTTTGCTCGGCGACAGAGGCACCATATTCCGTGCGCTGTGAGGCCGCAGGAAGATGTACTTCGTGTTGAGCATGAACGCTGTCTCGGTCGGGCAGAACCCGCCGATGCCACCATCGAGCACGCAGTCCGCGTCCATGTACTTGATAGTCGGGAACCCCAACTTGCCGACTTCAGTGCCGGTGAAGCGCTGAAGGCTCTGCAAGCTGGAAATGTAGTAGTTCCAGAAAACCGAGTCCATGGGGATGAGGTCGGGGCGGTCGCTGCCTCGGACGAGGCTCGCCCATGCCTGGTTCATCAGGTTCTGGACGTTGGCAGGGCCGAGGGCCGCGCCGTTGATGACCGCTGAATCGAAAGCCTGAGTGCGCCAGAAGGGGAACGTGGCGCGGTCGATACCGCCATAGGTTCCCACGGTTGGATCCGTGGGTACGGCGATATCCAGGCCGCCGAGCTCCTTACCACCGTCGCCGGTGCCGTCGGAGTAGATGCCGTCAGCCAGCGTATTGGCCATCGTGGACTCTGCCACGCTGATCCGACCTTCCATCAGGTCGATCATACGCTCACGCCCGGCGTTTTGGAGCATTTCGAGACCAGACATCACGACTGGGCAGGCAAGCTGCTTGATCGCGTACTCGGCGGCGCTGATCACGTCCTGCGCTGCCACCGGCAGGAGGTCGTATCCGCTGTACCAGCCGACGTTGCCGTTCTCGGCGAAGCTCAGTTCTTGGAAAATAACGTTACCGCCGCTGAACGATTTTACGTTGCCGCGCTGCTCGAGCCGAGCAAGCAAGGCATTGTTCTTGGTAACGTTATCCGCGATTTGCCGCGAACGATTCTGGATCGTTGTCGCGACTATGTCGGAAACGTTTGGAAAGGCCATTGAGTAATCTCCTCATAGGTGAACCTACACTCTTACTTCGGCTTCCCCCTAGTGGGCCACAGCGATGTGCTGCGCTTTGCTCTAGGGTCTCCCCGAAGCAGGGAGACTACTCTGTGCCGACCGAATCGATGGCTGCTTCCAAGGCCCCTCGCAGACTCTGGGGTTGTGCGCTGCGTCCTGAAAGATCAGGTGCCACTCCGCTCACTCCCACTGCTTTCGCCTTCGCAGCCTTCGCGGCTTTATCTTTTTCTGCGGCCGACTTTTGGAGTCGTCGCTGAGAAACGATTTCAGCCAGGTCAGGTCGCAATAAAATAGCACGGTCGTAAGCCTCTTGTAAAGTCATTTGTTGGTTCCGCATTGCTGCGGCTTCCAAAAACGACGCCATTTCCAGCTTTACGTCCTCGAAGAACTCATTTTCAGGCTTATCCTGAAATAGGGTAATCTCAGACTTTATCTCAGTCTGCACCTGCTCGGCTGTGCGAATTTGGTTATCTTGGACGCTCTTAAGCATCTGCTGGTACGGCTGAAGAGCTGCGCTCACCGCCCGCTGAATGTTTGGATCCATTCCAGCGCCGTTGTTGGGAACCCCTCCCTTTTCAAGCTGCGCCGTGAGTACTTGATCCAGAATACCAATGTCAATGCCGTATTGATTGATCAAGCCTGCCACGAGGGAGGCCTTCTCTTGAGGGGGAGCATGTCTCAGAGCATACGCGGTGCTCAAGTAATTGTCAAAGGCGTCCATCGCTGTAACGCCTCGGCTGGCGATTTCAGCTTGATACGGAGCAACATGCTTGTCAAACTCATCTTTGAACCGGCGAGCGTCAGCCGCGATTTCCATGCCCTTGGCAATGTCGTACTCACGACGCAAGACTTCACGTTGCACATCCTCCGGCAATTTGCTGAATTTTTCACGCATCGTTGGCTTCCAGCCAGCGGGAGGCTTCAGTCCTGTGTCTTTTGTCTCTTCGGCGGCCCTCTTCTCCTCGTCGGGTTTAGCGGTTTTTTCATCGCCGGCGAGCTTTTCTTCTTTTTCAACTGCGGTGAGCTCTTCGACGGCGGGTTTTTCATCCACCACGCCATCTTTTTCCACAACTTCGTCGACCACTGGCTCAACTTCTGCCACTGGTTTCTCGTCCACGACTGAATTTTCTTCCACGCTGCTCTCATCTTCACTGAACGCAGCCTCCAGGTTGTCTCTTAATGATTCTTCGCCCATTATGGTGGTCCTTCTAGGTGGTGTATCGCTCTTTCTACAGCTTCTCTTCGTATTGCTCTAGAATTTTTATCCCGTTCTTGTGGGGCATTTTTCCAAGATTCTCGAAAGTCATCGGCTGTGGTGAGGTTGTTACGACGCATATACTCTCTATGCTTCGCGCGACTAGAAATATCTGTACCGTCTGTTGCGCGCATCCCATCATAATGACGCTCAGAAATAAGAGCGTCAAAATCTGAACAGTTGCGCGTGCGTGCGCGATGGTTAAGGTCGACCTCAACAAGCTCTGATTTACCTGTTTCGGGGTTGACTCTCTGTATCCAGCGTCTGCGCCCTGCCATCAGTCCATAGCCTCCTCTTTCATTCGGGCAATCGTAGCGTCAGTACGTCCTTGTAGCCAAGCGAGACGCCTCTCATTCGCGGCGTCAGCATTGTCTTGCTGAATTTCAGCCTGCGTCTTCGCCCAATCCTGCTTGATTTCAGCCTGAGTTTTCTGAGCATCTCGCTGAATTTCCTGCTGAGTCTCTGCCTGTTTGGCCTGAGCATTAGCTTGCGCTTCAAGGACTTCAGGCGAAGGCGGCGGGGGCTGTTTCGCCTTTTCTTGCAATTCGCGCAAGGTCTGCTCCACAGCCTGATCCAGTACGCCTTCCAGCATACGGCCATTCTTGAAACCAGCCGCAGTCCACTGAAGAATCTGAAGCACAAGGGGGGCGAACCGTGGCTCCGCTTCGATTGCCTGATACGACTGACTGAGCAGTTGGCCGACAGCCGTCGTGTACTCGATCCGGCTCTGCCGCTCGATCGTGTAGTCCGGTATGGACATGTCGTCGGCTTCCACTTCCAGATGGTAAGCCGCAACCGGAGTATTCTGTATCATCTTCACAGCAGGCCCGATTTTGTCGTGGTCCGCAGGTGGGATCATCTCGATCAGGCTTTTCTTAATCATAGTCTCCGGCTGGAAGTGCTTGGAGATAATGTCAGCTTTGATACGCATGGCTTCCTGGACAAACTCGGCGATTGTGCCTTGGATGTACTGGAGGCGAACGCTGCCATACTGAGCTTTGAGTTGCTGAGCACCCAGAGTCTCACGTGCGTTCGTGCTACCACGCATGATGTCGCTTATGCCTGTGAGTTCGTAAAGTTGCGACACAAGCTCAGAACGGAATTTGCTCAGGGTATCAATCGTACCTACGATTTGCTCCAGCGGGATCCAATCAATTTGACCCTGAATGCCGCCACGCTCCGCGAACATGGCCCAGTTATCAACCGGAATAAGTGTGTTCTCCACGCCCTGGTCGAACAGACGCTGTATACCTTCGGAATTCTTGTCGTAGACGCCTGCGGCCTTACAAGCCTTGATGAGCCAGTTGATCCGTGTGTTGACAATGTCGATCTCTTCGTACTGATCCTTCGTCATGTAGTAATCAGGACGAGGAGTCAAGTTGGAGGTAGAGTTCGTAGCGGTGAGCGGCTTCGGGCACGGGAAGAAGCCTTCCAGCTCCAGGGGGTCCGCTTTCTTGTCGAGGACCATTTCGGAGTCGCTGGTGGCGACCCAGTAGACCATCTCGTTGGGTTTGTTCCAAATTTCCCAGATTTCGGCCGTTGCTTCGGGCCGGCGACGCGGTGTGGAATCTTCACCGCCCACATTGTCCTTCGAAGGCTCGAATCTATCGCTGTAGGTGAGATTTTCAGCGATATTCTTACCAAATCGCTTAGTGGACATCTCCTTGGTCATGTGCGCGCGACGCGCGATCCAACGGCACTCTTCCCACACTCGGCAGGGTGCCCACAGGAAATCTTCCCAATGGAGATAGTCCGTTATGGCGTTTTCGTCAACAATCTGCTCGTATTCGATGGAAGTGCCTGGGACGGTCTCCGTTTTTGTCTTTACGTCGTAACGAAGCCAGACTTGGCCAAGCCCTGGAACTAAACGGTCTTCGGTGGCGTACCCGAAGGCGATATCCATGTCGCCTCTGGGTCGTTGTAGGCCGAGGAGGAGGAGCCGCTCTAAAATCTCGGCTGCGACACGTCCGATATCGTCGTTGTAATCATCCCACTGACGCTTAACGGTGGGCTTCGGTGGATTAGCGTAGAGTGCGGAGCGTAGTACCCCGGTATTCGCCCAGAATAGGTTGTACTTCCTATTTTGTTCTTCACCTGCTTCCCTTTCGTCCAGGTAGCGCCGCTGGGTCTTTCTGCCACGCTCGTGGAATTTACGCAGCTCTTTGAGGGCCAGAGCTATCTGGTCTTTCCAGTACGCGATGTCGTACTTGGGCTCGCCAAACTCCTCCCCACGAGCTTCAGCTTCAGCGGCCTCTGCTTCGGCTATTGCAGGAACATCGGATTCTATTGCCATGTTATTGTTCCTTCAACCATTGCTCGTAAGTTTTCGGTGTTTCGCCCATCGCGGCAGCTTCAGCCGCATACCTCTTATACGCGGCTGCCTGACGTATATTCCTCACTGCCCCCACCGCCGACAAATCACTTGTGTCGCTCGCAGGTTGCTGCCGTAAAACATCAGCCATCATTCGTTCATTTGCCATCAGTGCCAGCCTCCAGAGTTTGGTTTTGTCTCCCAAAGGTCTTCTAGACAAAATCCGTAATTAAGTTCGCGTGCGTAAGGTCGTGGAGCATCTGGTAGTTGGTCTTCCCTGGTCTTCGCGACGAGCGCAAAATAGCGGAAGGAGTCCGCAAAGTTGCTGCTCCAGTCGTGAAGGGGTTTAGCGGAGTACTCGTTGCGTTCCGCGTTCCAAATACGTCTGTACGACCGTAAAGCCAATAATCCATCTTTGCAGCCCTGTTCGTCGAAGTATACGGTTGGAAAAAGCATTCGGGCTGCTTGAACTCCGTCCAACAAATCAAGTTTCGGGACAATTTTAGGCCGAACCCCACCACTGAGGAATTGCTCAACGATAGAACGACCAGTTTGGAGTGTTTTCGCCAATGCGTCGTGAGGCAACCACACATCTCCAATCGTAATACCGGCTGACCGCTGAGAGTGCAGCCAGTCAATATAATACTGTATGCTCCGGTTATCTTGTTCATAACTCAGGTTGAGCTCAATGGCATCCGCGTATTCTGTCCATCGCCATATAGCTGTTGAATCCGTGTAACCAAGGTCAAACACGTAATTGGAAGGTCTAGATGGATCCAGAGGGTATGAGCCGATGTTCGCTTTCTTAAGCTCATTACTATAGAACGCACCCCGCGTCGCCGCCATGAACGAGCATTCCACTTCTTGTAAGAATTCATCTTCATCCATCATCTGGCGCATCTCTTCGACCTCATCCCCGTCTAGGATTTTGGTCTTGGATTGCGGCAGGTCTAATGTCAGCCAATCGTTGGGGTGCGCCTTTGCAAACTCCCAGATGTCGTAAAAGTGGTTGAGTCCATTGGGTGTCCCAATGAAAGTTGCCCATCCTCGACGGTCCGCCAGGGTTGGACGGATAATTTCAGTCCAAAGAGAAGGCTTACAATCGCCGTACTCGTCAATAACAACACCGTCAAAGTAAACTCCCCGGAGAGCGTCAGGGTTATCGGCACCATAAAGGGTGATGCGAGCACCGTTAAATAAGTCAATGCTAAGGCTGGAGACGCTGACCTTGACAGCCACATCGCGAGTGTAATGAACGAGGTAGTCCCACGCGATCTGCTTCGCCTGGGAATAAAATGGCGCAATGTAAGCATACCTCGCGCGCTCCTTGTCCGTGTAGAGCGCCATGCTGACAAGGTCATTGAA